CCCAGATTGTCCCGCCTGCTTTGTTCTTCTTGTTAAAAGCAATCTTTTCTTCTCTTGTCTTACTTGCCCACCAATGGTTCCATCTCGCTCTGCTTACATACGCTCTGCGAACACTTGCAACATTATACATGTGGCGAGAATATGATAAGCGTATCTGCATTCTTTTGTTTCTTGGGTTACTCACTTTTTGGCTCTCCTGTGAAAAACGACTTTTATTTTCTGTGATTTACTTCTCGCAGTATTCAGACTGTTGGAACCTACCATTCTTTCAATGAATGTGTTGAAAACAACATCACTTGGGTAAGAGATTAACGAAATTTCAACACGTACATCTTTTCGTCTTTTAACCCTAATTTGTGGTCTTACAACAGACTCAACAGTCTTCTCATTATCCTCTGGGATCACTCCGATCCATTGCAATGCGTCATTTGTGATCTTGACCACAGAGGCCCAAATGTTGTCTTTATCTCTGGCTACCCCACAGTAATAAAGTTGATAAATGATGTAGCAACGTTCAAAGGTCGGTTTCTTGATTGGAACAATCTGTGTAAGCAGCTCTCTTGCTACTTTAGTAACTGCCGCATTCTTTATCATCCCTCCAGCAGATGACCCTATCATTTTCGTCAATGACGGATATTTTGACTTTATCAGGAGGTTGTATTTCACGTAACTCCGATGAGGAACAAAAAGTGATTTTCGTATTTTCTGGTTGCATACTTCGTTCTTCGACAAACTCTATCTTGTAGATGCCAAGAAGAGGAGGATTGAAATAAAGACTTTTGTAAAGATATTTTTTCGACGTTTCTTTATCCTTAGCTACAACACCCACACGTATCTTTGTTTCTTTGTTTTGAAGCTCATAAGTATATATCTTTAATTCTTGCATGAGTCAGTGCCGAATATGAATATTTGGGGTTCCTTTTTCCAAACCCAAAGAAATGTCCATTGCTCCTGATTTAATAAGGATTGTCAACTCCAACAACTGTTCATAGGTTGAAGAAGTAACAAGTATCTGCTCCCCTTTATGAGGAATAGTTACAGAACAGGGCTGTGGGCCTACCACATTGTTACGACAAATAAGAGAGGGTGTGTTACTCATATTTCAACACCTTTATTGGGACAGGCAGATTAACTCCGCACAGTTGAAATATTGCGTTCTCAATATAGTGTCCTGACATTGTTAATACCCCTCGGTTGTCCCAAAACTGCACAGGTGGTTGTGCATCTAAGAAAACATGGATTTCTTTATCATGAAAAGACAGAGAGATATGAAATCCATCTCGATCACCAAACACCTTTGTAACCAAAATTGCAAGTTTGATCTCTTGAAACACTCTTCTGTCTTCAATAGTGTTCAATAAAAACTCTATTGCAGTATAAACGCGCTCTCCTTCTATACGATAGGGAAGACCTGTGCTATCGTCGAAGTGATCTTTGGAGATGATTACACGTTCATTCATGCTTTAAACTTTTCATATTGGTTACTGCAACACGATAATTGTCCGAATCAATCTCAATACCGATGTAGTGTCTCCCCAACAAACTTGCCGCTTTACAAGTGCTCCCTGATCCACAAAAAGGGTCAAGAACTACTTCACCGGGTTGGGTCGTTGGTTCGATGAGTTGTGTGAGAAGCGACAAAGGCTTCTGCGTACTGTGTTGCAAGTGGGTACTTGCGAGTCGTTGAACTCGAATAATATTTTGAGAGCGTCCACCAAACAATGCCCGTCTGCCTTTTTGTGCGTGAAGAATAAACTCCGTAGTTGGAGACCAAGTAGCTTTAAGGTCGCCAGAACCATGCCACTCTTTGTCCCAAGTGAGCAGGGTGCGATAGTGAAGCTCCCTTGTATTTGAAATGATTGGGTAGATGGTAGCAAAGGTCTTTGCGTGGCAGAAGCAGAGGAAGTTACTTTGAGGTTTAAGTATCCTGACGGCACAGTGTAGGAAATCTGGGAACCATTCAGCAATGTCCCGATCACCGTGAAGTTTTCTAAACTTCTTTGTTTTAACTCTTCTGTTTGACTGGTAAGAAATGCCATAAGGAATGTCCGTAAGTAGAATATCTATACATTCATCAGGAAACTCTTGTAGAAGTTCTAAGCAATCTGCATGGATTACACGATTAAGAAAGGGTTGCAGTGCATACGGATTTGCGATACCTCGTATTTTCATAAGAGGGTTAATTCTTTTTCAAAGTCATCAATAATCTTTGTTGCCTTTTCAATGCACCCCAACAGCCCACTTCCTCTTTTATAAACACAATAAGAAACCGATTCTACGTTGTTAGTATTACGATTATTATAAGCACTTACTATATGTAAAGATGTAGAGGATAAACAAAACCCGTTACGAAACGGTGTAACTACAAATCCCTTTTCCTCGTAAAGAAGAAAGATTGAATGAATGTTAAGCATTATTAGATAACAGCTATATCAGTTCGTAAAAACGTATCACAATCCCTGCATTTAAAGAAACCTGTAATAAAATATTGTTTTCCATCACGGACAGCTTGTTCCATAGCTTTAGTAGAGTCTTCAGAGTGTATAGGCTCTCTGTTAATAGTTTCACGTTCTATAACATCAAGCTCCTCAAAACATGAAACACAGATCACTTCACCTGAGTCTAATACATAACCTATTACCATGTGCTCTCCCACTGCCACGCAATAGGATTTTCTTCAAGGAGTGCCTTATTTTGTTCAAAGTCCCATTTGTTGACGAAGACAGGGAAAAGTCCCAGATCATACCGAAGATGCTCCCCTTTGTCGTTGTATGCAATCACACCCATACGCGCACTGTTAAAGATACGCTTTATCGGCATGTAGTTTGTCTCATTTGAGTTCGTGAGAAAGAGTTCATCTTTTCTTAACTCAGGATGTGTTTGTGCAGGGAGTGTTGTCATTTCACACTTTTAAAGTATTAAAGATACGTTGCAGTCTGTCCCATTCACCTATAAAGCTAAGAAACCGATTCTTGACAAAGAATTTATACAGCCAGTCATAATCAACTGTTGGCAATGGGGAAATGGACAGTGCAGTATCCAAGTCCTTTGTATAGGGAAAAAGTGCTAAGTCCATTAGCATTTGGTTTCGTTCAATGAGTTCAAAGTTCTTTAAGATACGATCATCAGCATCAATGAGATCGTCATAACTTTGGGTAGCATAAATAATCGGCAGTCCTCTTTTCGGGCCTATTTGAGGAATCCCCTGTAAACTGTCGCTACTATCACCAATAAGACACTTGTATCTTACAAAATCTCCAAGAGACAACCCCCTCGGTTTCTGTTTGCAATCGAAATCTCTGAAGTTTTCAACAGTCACCGTTTCATCAATATCAGTTAAATAAACATCAACATCCCATCGAACCAGTTGTAACCAATCCCTGTCTATGGTAGCCAGTGTAAAGTTAGGTGGAATGATGTTGTCATTTAAATAACGGTCAATACCCCCATACATTCTTCGCGTGATCCAAAATGCGAGGTCATCAGCTTCCAACCCCGGCCACTGCCACTGCCTAACAGGGAGGTGTTTCATCATTTTAACACCCTCTGTTACCTGTCTGTTAATATCTGCTTTATGTTCAAACTCTTCAGGGGTCTTTGCTCTCCGTCCTGATTTGTATTCAGAACAAATTTTCCTCCTCCAATTAGGAGTTTGATCATCCCAAACAATGTAAACGGAGGTGGGTTGTATAGAACTGTCTATCAAGTTTACCAGAATTTCGACCATCCCATACAACCCACCTGTCTTCTTACCATCCGTGGAAAGTGTGTCATGCACTCCAAACGCACGGTAGATAAGAGGATTGCCATCTACAACCAGAATCCGCTCTGGTGTGCGTTTCTCTTTGGTGTGAAAGAGAACTTTGATCATTAGTCTTGCTTTTCCGGCTTGTTGCTCTTTGTCAAAGCATCAAGGTCTGTTGCTTCAAGAAGTTCCTCAATATCTTCGTAAGGCAAGCATTCCGTATAGTCCCGCAAATCCTTACGAGCATCGAGGATCGCATCAACATCATCCACCATGTCTTCCAATGGACGTGCTTTGGGATTGGGCCGAATTTCGTACTTCGTGTTCAAGCCCGATCCTTCACGATGAATGTTGATATTTCTGCCTTTTACAATATCATCAAGGTCATCCCACTCAGGGTCAACGAAATACCCCAAGAGGCTCTCAAAGACTTTGCGACCGAAAGCAAGAACACGTGTTCCAGTTCCGATAACATAACCATTGGCAAAGATACGAATTTTCGGGTAAAGGTGCTTTGCAATCTTCTTAGATCGCTCAGTACCTTTATTCTTCATGTCTTCAGCCTTCTCACAGATTGGACATTTATCACCATTGATCTTGTTGGGACAAGCAATTGTACGACTTTCCGGGCCAATACGATAGTGATAGTGCCCACGAGAGTACCAAAGTTTTGTTCCTTCAACAGGAGGAAGAATACGAATCATATTCTTTCCTTCTTTCCACTGATAGAAGTCGCCTGACGCTGTTTTGAGGTCATCGAGTTCCTGTTGCATGAGTTCAGTGCGATCCAGCTTAGTATCCTTTGCTGTCTTTTTACCCTTACCGGATGGATGGGAGTCACTTCCGAGCGAGACTTTCATAAGTTTGATCTCCTTAGATTTCTACTGCTTCACCCCATGACTTACCACAAGATATGTCAACAGGGGTTGGCAATGTCAACCATTGTATGTTTGGATGTTCCATGATATATTTAATGTGAAGGAAAAGCGTTTCAGGGTCACTTGGGTGATTGTCAAAAAGGTTACAGTCATGAATAAAGTTGATCAGCAGTGTTCTATAATTATGCTTCAATAAATAAGCAACGACACGATTTCCACTTATAAGATTTATAACATTAGCGGCATTGGCAACAGGGTGATTTCCTGCTTGTCTTTCCATTCCTGCTTGATCTTTTTTGCTGGCCCGACTGTAATCAGGGAAATAACGTCTTGCTCCCGATGGTGCTTCAATGAATCCCTTTGTTCTCAGTTCAAACTTAATGATCTTTCGGTATTCAATGATCTCAGGAACAGCTTTTGTCCAATCTGTGATGTAATCCCTCCAATATTGAACACCCTTTCCATGTCGCTCATCTAAGCCTTCTGCACCCTCGCCATACAGAACTCCGAAGTTAACCCTCTTTGCATCTTCTCTTTCACCATCAGCAACTTCTTCTAATTTACACCCCTTTATCTTTGCGGCAACTAATCTGTGAGGATCACCTCCTTTACGGAAAACCCGCATGAGCATTTCACACTCTGTAAAGATCGCAAAGACTCGCAACTCGAATTGCTTATAGTCAGCCGATATAATTTCCCCACCATCAAAACGAGAAGTAAAAAGAGATCGTATGTTAAAGTCTTTGCCCTTCTTCAGTTTCGGATTTGGGATATTCTGAAGATTAGGGTTACTACTTGTTAATCGTCCATTAGCGGCAAAGAATCCGAAACTTGAATGAACAAGATCATCATCACGAATCCATTCCTTCAACGCCTCCCCAGAATACGTTGTTTGTAACTTTCTTAACTGTGAGAAGTTTATTAACGCATCCGCAAGAGGATCATGTAGGAGTTTCAATGTTTCAGCATCAACAGCAGGAGCTTTCCCTTTGGTAAATTTCTTCGCTTTCAGATGTTGAAACTTGAAAAGAAGTTCTGCTTTTTGCCGGGAACTGTTGAGATTGAGTTCCCCATTTTCCTTTTCAAACTTCTTTATAGCTGAAAAGTTCCAAAGAGTTTTCTTAGCAACAGCAACTTCCGCTTCCAATTTCTCTTGAATTGTCTGTGCTCGATCAATGTCAATATGACAACCATTGATCTGCATGCGGAGTAACGTAATAATACAGGGGTGAAGTACATTTCGATAGTAATCCAGTCTGCTTACTCCTGTCCCCCAACATACCCCATCATCATCTGCACCTGTCTCTTCCAACTTCTTCAACCAATATTTCCACATCAAGAAGGCAACGACAGAATCCATCCCACAGTATTTATGCAAAATTGCAATGTCTACTCCCTCATATCCGCCTATAACAAATTCAACATCATCTTCTTTAACCTTCAACTGTTGATGTAGTTCTTGTTCGTACCCTGCATACTTTGGGATGTATTTTGCAGTCTGTGCTTTTAATCCGAGTGGTGCTTTCTCATCATCAGTGTAACAGAGGTACATCGTGTCCCATGTCCAATGTTCACACCAAATATTGAGCAGAACGAAAAGAAACTGACAGTCAAACATTCCATTCTGTGCGATCTGTTCTGCATCCAGAGCAAATATTTTTCTGAGCCAAGCAATCTTTTCTAAGTCTTCTTCACTGTCGCTGTCTCTTGTCAATTGAAGATCAACAACAAGGGCTTTATCATCTTCGGCAGAGAAGGAACAACAGAGAATCTTCGCATCCTTACGAAACATGTCCTTTGTATTTGTTTCCAAGTCAAAGGCCCATGCGGGGAACTGCTTTAAATAATTATAAGCCTCTTGAAGAGTTACAGTTTTTATATCTGCATTGGCTTCTTCAAAAATAGAAGGGTCAAATAGGGCAGAAAGGTCTTCAATGAACTCTTTTTCTACAGGAGACTTTCCCTCTTTCAATTTGTTTCTTTTAACAAATGAAGGATGCCAAGTAGGAAAGAAGATTGTTCCATCTTTTACAATCTTACGTCCTCTCGCTCTCTTAATACTCTTAACATCCAAACACGCTTTTAAGGCAACTGATCCTAAAGGAACAACAATATCTGGGTTTAACCGTTTCAACTCTTCCCGGAGATGCCAGTTACATTTTCTTATTGTTCCTGCTTCCGGTGTTTTGTTGTTCAGTGGCCGACAACGTACTGCATTAGTATAATAAACAGGCCACTCTTCCCCATTTGCGATCTCAACCATTCTTCGCAACAATGTTCCAGACTCTCCAACAAAGGGTATCCCCTGTTCATCTTCATTACGACCCGGTGCTTCCCCTACAAAAACAACTGTAGGGTGTTCCTCTCCAGAACCATCCATACAGTTTGTATGTGCAAACTCATGTAGTGGACACTTAACGCAACGAATCTTCATGATCAGGAGTTACGAGAACAATAGGGCCGAACTCTCTTCCGAAACCAATTTTGAAGGGCAGAACGTGTCCTCTTGGAATCCATTCCCACAGTTTAGGATTCAAGAAGACAAATACTTGTAGACTTGTATTTTTGAAGTCTGCATGCAACGAGTTGTTGCATTTCTCGTATTTAATTTTCATTGGGAAAGCGTGTATCCAACCACCTATGAAGGTTCGTTGCCAGCATCCCCGAAATGCCTGATTTCATAATGAGGTGGTAAGCATCTTCTCTTGCTTGTGAAACATTCAATGAGGGAAGAAGACAAACACTTTTTGGTGCTTGTGTAATATCATCTTCTGTTCTCAAATTGAGTGTTCCACCTCTTAGAACATTTTCAACCAGAGAGACAAGTGACCCATAAGGAAGAGATATTTCTTCAGGCTGTTCCATCGTAAGTTGTCTCATCCAGTCGGAACTTTCTCTTCCAAAGTCCTTTTGATATTGCTGTATGCTGTCACAGATAAATTTGTACTCTGAATCTGTGACTTTTATTTGTCCAAAGAGTGCAATAAGCTTTCCGGGGAAGAATGTAACAACTCCCGTTTCCTTCTTTAATTCTGTACATAGAACGTGCATAAGGACATATTGAAAGCACAGTTCCATGTAGACATCCCAACTTCCGAAAAGATCAGCGTCATAAATGAAACTGGCAATCTCAACCGTGTAATCCCCGTCTGTTGGAACTAATTGAACATTGTAGGAAGCCCATGTTTCTTCCAACAGGTGTACGGATTTGAAGGGTCTTGCTTTTAATTCTTGAATTGCAGAGTACAACTGATCACCACAGGTGTAGTGTCTCCGCAATTGTTCATTAGAGGTTATCCGTTTGAGTGCCGTACTGAATACCATAGGGAGATCATCGGCCAACCAATCCAACTGTAATGCAAAGTGCTCAGGATAGGCAACCTGAGCACAAATATTGCTGAGAGAATACTGTCCTCTTTCCGGTGTGTGATCCGCACCTTGTTGCATGAAATTCATCGTCTGCAAATAGAGATCAGTAACATTTAAACATGACATTGGAATCATTGTCATATCCTCGTTGTTATAACTTTTAAAACAAAATACTTTGAAGGGATGGTAGGACTCGAACCTACAACACTACGATACTGTCATCATGTGGACTATTAAAACCACAAGCTCAGGCTACCACAGTTCTGCCGATTGATATACATCCCCTTCTTTCACACTTCCCCAACTTCTGAGGAGCCGGGAAGTGTTACAACATGCCGAGCCGATATAAATGTGATTGCCTGTTATTCAGGCAATTCCCATCCCATCTTCTCGTATGCGGCTTTGATCATCCGCTTACGGTTGAGACTTTCCTTGTCATGCTTGTTCCACGTGACATCGTTCTCTTCGCAAAATTCTGCGAGTTCATCCGTGTCTTCGTACTTGCCGCCATCAGCGAGTTCTTCCTCAAACTCTTTTTGAGTCAAACCACCGAGTTTCTTTTTGTCCTTCTTGTCGGACTTTTCCGGCTTTTCCGGTTTGTCCTTCTTGTCGGATTTTTCTTTCTTGTCGCCCACATCGAGCGTTTCGCCGTCGAACTTGAGGCTGATTTTTCCATTTTCGGTAAGCTCTTCGATGATCTTTGGGATCAAAAGAGCCAACGCGCCTGCAAGTTCGTAATTGACTTCGTTCTTTGCCATACTGACTGTCTCCTGTTCTTCTGGGGTTTGCATTTCAAGCTGAATCGGGCTACTTGGTCTTAAACCTTCACCTATAGTAACATTATGAAGTTTCATAAATTTTAACAACGCTTCCGAGAAACCACGTGTGGAAGCAAACAAACCGATTTGTGCTCGTAAACACTCAACACGTGCTTTGTCATCTTGACATAGCCCATAGAGTCCTTCAATGTCCAGTTCTTCAAATAGGTTCTTCATGGTACTCACTCTTGGAAACGATTTGTTCAGTATTTTCAGGATACCTTGTTAAAAACGCTTTTCTAAGTAGCTTGAAGGCACTTCGTCTTTCATTATCCGTTATTCCTACGAATTGATAGACTTTTTGCCAAGTAAGCTTGCCTCTTTCTTGTTCCAACTGAAGTTTGTTGGGGTTAACAAAGGCTCTAATAAGGCGTACAGCCGTTAAATTCCCTGTTCTGTGGGCAATATCGAAGAGAAGGTCAATCACATCTTCTGAGGTCACAGGATCAGTAATAGACAAATTGTAGTGATCTTCAGTAAGAGACTCGTGAGGATATTTTTCAAAGGGCTTTTGTGTAGTGCGCCAGTGATCAATAATAGTACGATTGATTGCAACACCAAGAACTTCATTCAAATTGTCTGAACCATATCTCTTGTATATTTTCCAACTTGCAACGGCAAGCTTTTGAAAGAGATCATCTGCATCAAGAGATGTGTTTTTACACCGCTTCTTAGCAATACTCTTCATTCGAGAACAACCCTCATGTTCCCACCACTGTTCCCATGTCATAGTTTAATCCTCTTCGGGAGATTCAGAGTTCTTGCTTGTGGAACAACAAGAGGTTTCGCCAGAGTGACACACCACCAGTTTGCTTGTAATTCGTATTTCAACTGTTTAAAGTTGTCTCGGTAAACTTGCGCTACAATATCCCCTGTAAAAGAACATCTTCTATTATATATAAATGACTGTAGGAAGCCTGAAGTATCGTAAGGAAGAAAGAGTCTCTCACCAACCCCCACAAATTCTGAGGCACGAAACAACTGTGAAGAAATCAAAGTGTTCTTTGTTTTTCGTTGTTGCATATAGTCCGGCAGTTTTTCAACATGTGAGAGGTGTAACCAAATTCTTGTATTTTGAGGAAGAGAAATCAAACTCCATTTCAAAACACAATGAGGAACCACATCTTTCACATATTGCAAAGCTGGAAGTTCTTTGTTTTCAGCATTCCACTCAATTTTCATTTGAGTCTACGTCAAAATGTTCTAAAAGAAGATCGAGCTTTCTTTCAATTCTTTCAAGACGATCTGCATTTTCATGAATTGCGACTGTAGTAGGACGGGAGGGCTTTCTTCCTGCTCCGGGCTTTCTCTTGTTGTCTGCATACCCATAATGAACCAAGAGATTACGAACAGCCATCATGCGCTGAATATTCTTGTCGCCTTTTGCGTTTGGAACAGTTAAACCGAGAGTCTTGTTGGCAGTTAAAAGATCGGATAAAGAGAGGTTTTTAATTTCATCTTCAGATGGACAACCTTTAGAAGATGGAGTTTTCTTGCTTCCAGACAAATTTATTTTCATGGTTGAAACTCCTTAAAAAGATTGTTGGGGAGCAAGTGGTTAAACTCACTCCCCAACAGAGGGTGTTGTTACTTTTCAAACCCTGCGGCTTGACGTAACGACTTGCGGAAATCGAGAACAGCTTGATGTCTCTGACGAGTGTGCTCACAAATCGGCTCAATCAACCGATGTTCGTAAGCACCGACATCAACACGATCCTTGTAAGAGCGGAAAGCTTCTTTGAACTTTCCACTGTCCACAAGGTCTTTTTCCTTCTGAGTGAGTGGCGGAAACTTCCATTGTTCCCGTGGAGTGGTGGATTTCTTCGCACTCGCTTTCTTTGCAGGATGCTTTTTCGAGGCTTCCTTCTTGTTCGACTTCGTAGAAGCCTTCTTCGTGGTTGCTTTCTTCTTCAATTTAACACTGAAAGACATGGGAAACTCCTCTGGAGTTAATTAGGGGAAATAAGGTGTCTTGTTTGTGACAGTTGAAAGTTAAGCAGATTTATAGAGTTTGTCAAGTTTAAACAATATAATAAAAACAAGCACTTAGCTTTTTATTCTCGATCCCACAACTCGAATTGGAGGCATGCCTCTTCTAACTGTAGCGTCTAACGCATCAAGAGTACCTGTTATCAGTTCTGCTTTTTTTAAGGTACTTTCAAGTTCTATAAGCGAACTTGTATCTGGGTCTTTCCCCGGTGATATTGCCCATCGAGTTTCAATACCTCTAATTGCTAACTTTTTTGCTACCTTAATTGCATTATCAGGCGCGTCATTATCCAACAAAACAGTTGCACGTTTCCAAATATAAGAGATCAAATCGAGTTGTTGATTGCTCAACGACTTTCCAAAGATACAAACACAATTTGGAAGCACACAATCGAAAATACCTTCAACAAGGATCACATCATCATAATGGATTGCCTGTTCAATATTATAGAGAGCAAAGGCTTTGTTGCAGAGCGGGTTGATGTATTTGTTATCAACGTTTGGTTTGATTGTCCGTGCCTGATACCAAATAAGTTTTCCATCTAAAGAGTAGACTGGAAATATTATACGTTGAAAGAAGCGGCGACTCTTAACACTGAATCCTACTTTCCTCGTCTTGATATTATTGTAAGTCCAACCACGATCCTTTAAATAGTGTTTCAATCGTAATGCGTAATCACGAAACTGACCCGAATCTGTGAGTAGTTGAAACCCCTCAATTTCTATCGAGGATACTTCCATCCAAGAACTGTCCTTCTCTTGTATCTTTTTTAAGCCCTCCTGCAATTCATCAATAGATACTGCCCGTTGTTCCTTTTTCTCAAAGAACTCTGTCCCATCATGTTCATAAAGGAAAGTACGAAGATGAACACTATACTCACAACGGTAGCAATAACATAAATTTGTTTGAAGGTTTATCGAAAATGTCTTATGACTCTCCCCTCTACAATTTGGTTGCAGGCAGTCTATACGCCATTCTGCACCTTTTGACCCAAAGGTAAGTGTTCCATCTGGAAACTTTCTTTTGATAAAGTGGTCACTCAAAGGGAATCACCAAATCGAAGTTTTTCAACTCTAATAGGAGTGGTTTCCTCATCACGAAAGATCACGATCATCTGATCGTTCAAGTTTCCTAAAGAGTCATGTTCTGTGACACCTACAAAGCGAAAACGGTAACTCCTCTGAATCAGCATTTCATCTAATTGCTTTCCAGCATTCAAATCAATGAGACAGTCAAACTTGTTTTGGGCGATCTGTGCTCCGACACGATCCACAAGCACACGTAGAATTGCTTTGAAGAGAGTGTGATCCAATTCAAAGAGCGGCCACAAATACTCTGTCCACAGGCTCACAGAGGTATAAAAAATCCAACCTGAAAGAACATACTCTTCAGGAATCCATCTATGAACATTAACAATTCGTAGCGTTGTATTATTTTGAGGAGACTTGTTCAATGTGTACATACAAAGTTTCTGGTTTCATTTCCTGAAAGTAAATGGAGTCAACAACAGCTACCACGTCTTCTGCACTGTTATTCCCAGAACGATCCATATAGCGAGAGACTGTTATAGTATCCCCAACACTTTTGTCTGTGAAATAACAAGCGGGTAGAGCGATCACAACGTCCGCACCTTTACATTTACTAATGAATCCGAATAGCAAGAGACACAGAACTGTAAAGATGATCGCCCAATCAGGGAGTGTAAGACTTCTTAACACCCCTGATTTTTTCTTGGAAATGTTTTGTGGCTTCAATGAAAATATCCTCACGATTGTGGATTCTGTAAGCAACACTTTTCTCTATACGTCTATATTTAAGTTTGTACCCTGTTCCTGCTTGTAGACTTGCTTTCGTAACCCGCTTTTGGAACTCTTCAGGTAAACGAGGGTACTCTTGAAAAAGCAATTTGCAGAGGAAATCAAAATCTGTATCTTCCAACACACTGTCAGATAATTTGTAGTAGAGAAAGGAATGTACAAAATAATTGATTGCACATCTTTGAAGAAATCTCTTACTAACCCAACAGAGAGTTAAATGTCTTGTTCTTTGAAACGATATGACGGTTTGCATAATCTCATGGGGATTTCAACAAAGGGTGTCCCGTTACGTGCTTTTGCAATAAATAAGCGCATTACCCCTTGTCGAAATTCATCCTCTGTCATGTTAATCGTGAGAGCGGCACTTGAAATATCCACTTTTTGTTTGTCCTCTGCCACACCATCACGTTTAGTAATGATTGCCTTTCCTCCTTCTTTCGTCACCTGTGAGGCAACCAGCATTCGCACACCCTGTTCTTGACCCCATCTCCCGATCTGTGTATAAATTTCAGTGGTAGGAAGTGTTTGACGAGAAGTTGTGTCTTTTGGTGGAACCAAGAGATCAGGGTAGTCTATAATAACACAACCAACTTTTTTATTGTTGATTGCTTCCCATTGTGTTACATAATTTCTAAGATCACCCACAGTAGCGGTACGCATAGGAAACTGTCGAATAATAAAGGGTGTGTGACCAGACCACTCTTGAATTAGTTGTAACCTCTTTTTTATTTTCTGTGGTGCTTCGATAACAAACTCAAGCGGGTATCCTGTCAACATGCAGTCGGCCCGATGTCCCAAGACAAATTTATCCACCTCCAGTGTGAAATAAATGGTTGGTACTCTACAAACAGTTGCCGCATGAAGTGCAAGCTGGAGGAGTAATTGCGTTTTGAAAACATTCCCCATAATCAACCAAATTTCACCTATTGCAATTCCCCCTAATAACAACTCATTCAACACGGCAAAAGGTGTAGACATTCTTGGAGGCAATTCCCCAAAGTCTTGTGATCTGTTATCAACATTAAAATAGTCAACTCCAGAGTCACCAGAAGTAACAATGCGTTTTTCATAAACTTTTAGAATAGGGTCACGTACTTGGTCAAGTTTTCCATCTTTCAACAATTGTATCTGTTCATGTGTCGCTTCTTGAAGCTTTCGGGCAAAGATAAAGTTTTGCACAAGTGCATCAAACTCTTCGGTTGAGAGTTTCAGATGCACATCTTCAATCTCGTCCAATTCATCCAAGCAGTCACTACTCATCGGCTCATCGAGTGAGGAGAGCAACTCTCTCATGAAATCCAGTGTTGTTCGTCTTCCATGATCTTTCCACTGTTCCCGGATCAGAGAACAAATCTTTCCCCGATATGCATTTTCATCATCAAAGTATTTTGAATGAACGCTTTGAACATGGGAAACAAAAACAGTATCGTCTTCCATTAACCGTTGCAGGAAGTACCGCTCAAATCGTTCAGTTATTTTTATTCGCATCTTCTATTGCTGTTAAAATATCGTCAAGTAACTTGTGTAAAGTAAAGTGTATTTGAAAAGTCATGCAGTCTTGATGGGTAGAACCAAGTCCATGTTGCTTTACCAGTTCCCAAAGGTTATCTCTTGACTCTCGAAACTCATCACGTTTCTTTTCGAGAATAAGAATAATTTGCTCTTCTTTCATTTTCCTATTACCTACAAATTGTTGTAACTACCTTAACCTCTGGATAATGTTTCAACATAATCCGTAAACGTTCTTGGCTATGATCGTCCAACATAGGAACACCGTCAAATCTCGGATCGTAATAGTGCATGGGTTTGTTTCCGGCTTTCAAACGCATTCCTCTCCCCATTCGTTGAATAAATTGATGAGGACTTTTTAATCCTCCTGCATTTATTACAACAGGGAGTTCTTGAAAGTCTAACCCATAGTCTGCTATTGGACTGGCTATCAACACTCGTAATTCCCCCTCATAGAAAGCGTCAATGATGTTATTTCGACGATCTCTCGACATTCCCGTTGCAAAAGCAAATTCTGCATCAGGAATCCCCTCGCGTAAGTATCTTCCGTGATCTAATCTATTAACAAAGATGAGTATTCTCTCTTTATTATGATAGTTTGTTACTGTTCTTATAAGACTTCTATGATAAGGATTATTGTATATAAACTCTTGTTGTAATGACTCAAAGTCCATTCCATAATGTTTATCTTCTACATTCAACATGGGAACAATAGGAGTATGGTAGATAATGTCCGATATGTACATTGCGTCTACCATCTCTTTAAGTGGCTTGAAGAAAACTTGTCCTCCCGTTAATCCGATCATTTGAAAGTTCCGTGCTTTCCCATAATCCAACGTATTAGCGGAGACTCCCCATCTCCAGTAAGCGTTATTCATTAACAATCCCACATCTGCGTAACTTTGTGCCCCGGCCAGATGCACCTCATCAATGACCCATGTTGTCACACTGTTCAAATAGTCCCTTGTCGGTTGTTGTGTTAACCGTCTATGCAATGTTTGAAGCATTGCAACAGTGATCTTTTTAGGTTTCCATGTCCCTGCCTTTATTTCACCGATTTTATGTTCTGGCACTCCTCTTGATTTCAATCGAGGTATCCACTCCTTGCGAAGTAGCTCATCTCGATTGACCAAAACACAGACACTTCCTGCCTTTTCCACTGCCCGTATAGCGGCGATCATGATCTCACTCTTGCCGGATGCTGGAGGGAGGTCTACAACGCCTCTGGTAGCCTGTATGAGGGTCTGTGCGGCATTGATCTGATAGTCTCTCAGGTCAATATTGCCTAATGTTTCAGGAACTTCTCTGGGTACTCCCGGTATCTTACGCCAATCCTTAATAATAACGTCAACTTCGTCATCCTCTGCCCTTTTCCGTACTTCTGGGACAAGACCTGTCAATATTCCTTTATTTGTGAGAAATGACTTTGGAACAGAAACAGGGACTAATTCACTACCGTGTCTCCGAAACTCAGTAAAGGATGTAACAAGAAAAGATTCAAGCCAAGACTTCTCAGCCTTAGTTGCTTCTATTTCTGTAAAGTTGTTATTGATATTGAGGATCATTTAGTGTTGTAAAAGAAATAACCCTTGTTGGCTGTGCGGCAACACAACAAGGGTTATCATTTTGGTAGATGGCGCAGAATCTACTCGGTTTTGTTGTCAGTTTCAGAAGAGGTATCATCCAGATCAGCATTATCTGGATTTGTGTTTTCTTCCGTAGCTTCTTCCTCACCTTTTGGAGAGGGCAGACCCTCGATACGAAGTTTGGTGACGTTGATTCCGAAATTGACGGCCATTGCTTCCAGTTCCCGGTGAGCACCTTCAAGCTGTTGAACAGTTTGATCAAGGAGGGTTGCTTCTTCTTGCAACCGTCTTTGTCTCACCTTCACTTGTTCTCGTTGACTGAGAAGACTGCTTGATTCTTCAAAGATGTGTTGACGAATCGGAGCAAGTTGCTCTTCATTCATCACAAACTTTGGTTCTGGGTGTTCCAACCCGTTTACTGTGGGAGCAGGAGGTGCATCGGGTGTGATTGAAGCACTTACAATTCGGGGTTTGTCTTTCTTGTTAATCTTCACTTCCATGAGTGTTTCCTTAAAAGGTTATTAAATGGGTTACACTAATGGAAACGACAGAGACATCCTTTTCTTATTTTGTCAAATTACTGTGACTCTACAGTTGTGCTCCCGAAACGTGTACTGTTACACCATCAGCATGATCACATGCGGCACACTTGACTCTCCAGTATCTTCGTAATTTCGACGTTGTGGAATCAACATGCTTTAAATTTCCCGGTGAGGCATTTGTGTGGGAAAGTGAAAGTCCTTCAAAATTTGTTCCATCATTGCTTCCTTCTAATTCAACAGTCCATGTTGTTGTAGATGTACCTTTTACAACTTGAACAGACCAGTGATTGCACATAAAGTCTACGGTACTGCTATAGGAGGCATTAGTCAACTTGCCTGAGTTAAAATAAAAGCCACCATTGGTCAATAAACTTCCAGCATTGTTAACAATTAAAGGAGCACAATCTCCATCTGCGTCAACACTTGCTCCTCCAACCGGAGTATCTCTTCGTACAGCCATTGCTCTTACGCCAGAGTCTCCTGCATTGAACGCATCGTCTTCTGCACACGATCCTGCAATTCTCAAGTTGCCGCTTTTATCTGTCAACAGGGGGATGTAATCTCCAACTGTCCCAGCCAGTACTGCGGCTGTATAGCTGTCTTGTCGAATCGCAAGAGACATTACCCCTTTGTGTCCAGACGCGTGAACGGCATCTTCTGTTTGCACTATATCAGTGGTAACAGCTAAACTCCCACCATCTACAACAACAAGTAAATTTGCTTTATCATCCATTCTCAATGCAAATGGAGCAAGTGTTCCCAACCCATCATCATAGACTCCCATTGACATGATAGAGTAGCGTCTATTATCCCAAGCTTTGTAATTCTCTTGGGCAAAAGTCAGTTGCTGGGCATCCGCATCTTTCAGTGCAATTGGATTTGTGATGTCAGTAACAGCAGTGACAGTACCAGACCCGATAGTTACATAACACAGAAGTCTATTTGAAGAGTCAAGAGTTAGTGGACGTGCAACACCCGCACCAGATACATATCTTCCAAACACAGGAACACCGGGAGATGACGTGGTGAAGGCATCTCCGTATTTCATTATATCAACAGTATCAGTTCCATCAGTGATAAGATTATAGAGATGTCCAGAGGCGTTGATTTTAATATTTCCCGGCCCAACCCCTGTTACGAATCCGGCCATAACAGGAGTACCAAAGAAAGACAAACCACTTCCTGCCCCAGCATCAGCAGTGTTTCGATAGAGGTCTACAGTTCCAAGTTGTCGTGTGTAATCATCAGCAAGGTCAACTGTTCCACTTACTGTGACAGTACCAATCTGAGTTACTCGGAGAGCATGGGTAGTAGTATCAAATTCAAGTGTTGTTATTTCCTCATCCCCTGTGGTGTACCCGCACACCATTACTGCAACTTCCCCTCCAGATGTGTTGTGAGGACTGTAAACATCCAACAAACTTCCAGATGGATCACCAATGATTTTCACTCTTCCAAGTTGACGAGCGTAGTCGTTGGCAATACTTAAAAGAGAGGCATAAACAACACCGTCTGGGTCAAGAGAAATTGGCAGAGGATCACCCGCACTCTCACCAACAGTCACTGCCCCAATTAAAGAAGTCCCTGCTCCCAGAATAATTTTCCCGTCTATATCTACAGCAAGGGAAGTGGAAAAACCGGAAGCAGCGTTATACCCCGGAGCAGTAAGCAAACCTCTTCCTACATCAGGAGATGTACTAAGAACAACCCCTCCTGAGTCAACCAAAACAACTCTGCCAAGTTGCCGTGTGTAATCATCAGAAATATCTATTGCAGATACGATTTCTGCTTGTATTTGTCCTAAACTGTTCACACGAAGGGTACTGACTGTATTCGTGTAGTCATGACCTCCAATGATCACAGGGTAGGTATCAGCTACAGCAACAGGAGTATACCCAGACGGAAGAGTACTCCCCTGAATATAAACAATCGGGTTGTTTGCGACATAGATTTGAAGATAGCCAGCACTGTTCGTCTTTATAAGACGTTGTGTTGTCCCATCATCACTTCCATAAATACTAACTTTTGATGGATCGAATGCCATTACGCAACAACCGCCTCTCCACACAACACTGAGTAGTAATCTACTGATCCTGTTGTGTTGTTTGTGATACTAAGTGTTACAACTGTTCCATTTGAAATCACAATAGCATTTCTAAAACTCACACTCCCATTACGTTCAAGATTGTGAATTTTCCATCTTAACTCTGTTGCTGAACCACCAGAGGGGGTAAAAGTGATTTTGATTGTCGCATCACCATCACCATAAATTACGAAACCACAAAGTTTCCAATCAGTAATACTTGGTGTTGTTACAACAGCAGTGGTAGCTCCAGTTGTTATAGTAGTAGGGTTTGTCCCATAGTAGTTTACTGCATCAGCCAAAGCACCACCTCCACCTTGCGATTGAATATAGGAAATAACATCATCACCAAGTCCTGCTAACGGGAGTAGGTCATCTGGGTCATACTGGCTCAAGCGAAGACGGCCCTGTTTGTGAGCATTCAACCCTTTAATGTCCTCACGAAGCTGTCTCCATCCGATTCTTCCAATCAGAGCTTGAGCAATCTCTGCCGCTTCAAAAATGAACCTACTCATTAGATGTACTCTACGATAACCGATTTACGATAGACAGAAAGAGTATGTGTGTTGTTATCATCACAAATCCACAGACTGAAAACTTGAGGTGAAGAAAACGAAACTCCGGGAGTTAGCGTTAGAGAAATATTTGAGTCTGTAGTGGATGTGAGTTTTGTTTGCTCTGCATAATAAACAGAACCATCTCCAATTTGAAACTTCACATGTCCTCCACTCCCCCCTGACGCTATCTTATACATTAAACGAATACGCACTGAAGACATTCCCAACTCAGTTACAGGAAGTGTAAAATGGAAACACTCTTCAAGTGTTGACCCATCATGTGTCCACACAGCATCAGCTAAAGTTGTTCCCCCTATATCTCCAGTTGCGATCTCATCATGAAAAACTTTTGCAAGTTTCCAAAGTAACGTACCGCCAGACAAAGCAATATATTGATTGTTGATTTGCTGATCAAGAATCCTCAATGCGTTTGTAATAACACCATAGGTTGTATTTGACAGCCCTGAGAGATAGTTAGTAGAAGCAAAAGAACGTGTTCCAATGTGAAACTCAGACATTGCTTCCCAATAACTTCCTCCCTGCTCTTTGTTGTAGATTTTGACTTGCCCTTGTGTCCCTGTGGTTCCTGTATTTTGGGCCTTCAAAAGAATGTCTCCACCATCCCCTGCACCACCTGTTGAAGACGAGTCTATATAGATGTCACCACCATTGGAAGCACTTGTCCCTCGTGAATAAATATAAATGTTCCCGCCTGTTTCCCCACCTGAAACTCCGGCTGTTGAGATCGTCAAATTGCCACGAACACCCCCCGCATGTTTTCCCGTCATAAGAGTAAGGTGAGAAGCAGTCCCCCCGGCACAATCAGGCGTTCTAATAGTTCCATCTGTAGGAGTGCTTGCTCCTACATAGATTATTGCATTCCCTCCAGTACTTCCAAGTAAGGAAACAAGACTGTTCAGATTCCCGAAAGTGCCTGTGAAGCCATCCAGCTTATTTAATTCTGCGGCAGTGGAGGTGACAGCATGCAGTTTAATAAAGTCTGCCTGTACACACCCTGCCGAGGCTAACGCACTGATCTCTGGGCCGGATGCAGTGATCGCATTTCTGAATGTGGCAAGAGCCGCAATGTTGGAGTTTGTATATGGAGATGTGCGAACTCCTGCAAGTTCCAACAAAACAGACTGAACTGTTTCCGAAGCTCCAGAAAATCGGTTATCAGGGTCATTGACCCCAATCAGTGATGCTCCGGCTGAAAGTGTTCCTGCACCACGTTCAATCAGAAGATTGGTGCTTACTGCATCATCTGCAACAATCCACCTGTTTGTATACTCATCATCAACAGTTCCAGAAATCTTAACTGTATATTGATTTGTTTTTTGAATTGTGATCTGATATGAACCATCTCCATTATCAGTAAAAGACCCAACAAGTGCGCCTGCAAAAATCCCACTACCTGTGTATACAAGAGGGGATGACCCATAGTAAAGTTTAACACCTGTCAAACCAGCAATGGGAAGTCCTGTTGAGGCATTTTCAACAGTGATTGTCAGTGTAGCGGACATGATTTATTGATCCTTTTAATTGATATTGTTTGGAGCGTGGACAATTCGTTTTGGAGTTGTGACACCAATAATATGTGTCATTGGGCGTACTGTAAAACTATAAACTCCAGCAGGAAGACCATCAGGATCAGTAACATGTAGCACGTCACCTGTATGCAACAATCTCAAACTGTCTGGGTCATACTGTTTTGAATACAACTTCGTTGCCAGAAAAGTAAAAACAAATTTCGTATTTGCGTTGTTCCCGGAAATTGACGGTGTTTCTGATTTCAGAAGTCGCATTAAAAGTGTTAGGGCAGGCCCGTTATATACTTGTCCAACTGTTCCGGGAAAGAAGGGAAAGATGAGAACTGTATCAGAGTAGTTTGCCAAACGGATAAGTTTTGACTGTACAGTGTCACTTGGTTTTTTCCAAACAAGTTCTAATTGAGGTTTAAAGCCCTTGTCCTTAAAATCCTCATCCCCTGTTATTGTCTCACGATGTTTGACTTGCTTATCCCAAATCAAATCACGTGTAGAGGGGTTGGGGAGATCAATATACTCATTATCTGCACTGTCACCAAAGACAATGCGGACAGGGCCATCAGGGTAATATTGTCCACCATGATCTGTGTGATCAGTCATCTCAACCTCTCAGTTCAAGAATCTTTTCTTCTTCTTGTGTTATAATGTGTTCAACAACTCCGAAAACAACAGACCCTTCAGCAGTCCCTAAAATAAGATCGCCTACTTGTACAGCAACCAACCATGAAGGAACACTGCTTCCAAAAGCGACAACCTGAAGTGTGTTAAAATCAAATGCAATGAGAAAGTAATTATCCTGATAATATCGTGTAATTAACTTTCTGTGTGGTTCAGGGAGTTCCAACCCGGTAATGTCAAAGTCGGGTACATCTTCTCTGTTGATATACCTAAATTGTCGTTGACTCAAACCCCCTGCCCATATTTGTCTATACTCCAAATAGTATGTATTGATCCCTTCACCTCTTCTCGGAAGAAGAGTAATGACAACATCTCCTGACTCATAAGTAACTTTCGGGAGTGCATTTGTCAACTGAAGAATCAATTTTAAGATATTCCCCCCTGTAGTATCTCTGAAGTCGAACTTGATAATGTCTAAAGCAATATCCCCTGTATATGACATTTCCAAGTTGTTACGAACATAGGAACCATCATAGATACTGGAAACTTGACTTGGATGAGGTGTGTTTTCCAAACAAAACATTGCCCAATTTTCAGTAACACCATCTCCAACTTCGGCAACGTAGGTATTAGGTGTTTGATACTGAAATCCCCATCCTGCCGCTTCTTCCCAATTACCCGTAACACTTTTTGGGATGGGGTATTGATAGTTAGCGTTATCTGATAAACGAGGATCGTCTATTTGACTTACCCCCCCAAGATGTCCTCCGGGTAGTACATATCGTTCACCTTGAAATGTTGTAGTTTCAAAAACATCATTCACAGTGTCGTATCTTACTATTCTGTGTTGATAGAAAACTACTCCGTTGTACATCCCATTATTCATACCCCCAACTACACGAGAATATTTCGTGGCGAAGACACGTGTCCAAAGAATATAAATGAACTGCCCGTCATCAGAAACATGACAAACGTTGGTACTCTCATCATAATCTTTATGTGTTCCAACATACCCGTCTGTTGTTCCCTGCACATAGCGTATCGGGTATCTGTATTGGTAATCGTTAAAGCTGTCGAACACATAATCAGGGAATCTTGCATGAAAATCTGAACCTGACCCCCCTTGCTGAACAGTCAACGGAGTTCTCTGTGCTAATGTCTGTGTTCCTCCACCAACACTTGTAAGAGTTGTAGCGTTGGTAAATTCAAATATCTCAATTTCCCATTGAGTATGCCACACGATCATGTACTGTCTTCCAGTTGCAGGAATCTCAAGATACCGAAAGTGCCAAACAGAACCAAGATCAAGTGGTACAGTTCCATCAATATCTAAATTGGGGAAATCACTTGCAGTGTTTCCCAATCGAAAAGTAGGCCACGGAGCTTTATGAAATTGAAACCCCTCGAAGTATCTTGACGCATTAAAACACACATTTTGAAGAACATCAAACAGTGTCTTATTTGTTCTCCAATACAACGGAATGTTGTCGAACTCTGTGTCTTTATCTATATAACGAATATAGGCAGTGTTGGGGAATGTCTCGTTATATGTGTAGAGTGCCCAACCCCCTGTTTCCAAATGTATACTTGGTAAATCTGAAAGCATTCTACTGTCATAGAGTCTCACACGTTCAAAGAGAGTGATGTCTTCCACATGAACGTATCCCGGATAATTGAAGTAAGAGGGGAGGACAGCTACTTCAGCGTCAACAGAATAATCATCAGGGTCTTCATTAGGATGATCATCCATATTTACTCCGGGAGCAAGAACGCGCTCTTTTTTTATGTAGAGAACAAATGCCTCTCCTGCATCTTGATCTTGATACCCCGGTGACTGTGCTCTATATCCGTAATCAAATGTACCAAGCATCATTTCATTCAAGAAAGCAAAGTAACTTACAAGCAAAAGAGAGGTTGTCGGCCAACCGAGTGTTTCCTCTTTTACTTCAAAGTCCTCCGGGCTTACATACCCGACAAATTTAAGTTGAAAGTCTCCGTCTGTTACACGTTCATAAACTCTCACAGGACTGTATGCGCGAACACAATACCCAGATGAATCCTCTAAGGATAAGTTACCTGTTACTTCAATAGATAAGTTTGGAGTTTCATAGGTATGAAGAGACTCTTCACCACTTACACCCTCACGAATACTTATTTGAGAACTCTCAAGTATTCTTGATGTAATATCTTGATAAAGCACACCACCATCAGCAGATGTGATGTTTAGGTATCCTACTTCTACCTTGAATCTTGTAGTTTCTAAACTCATCCTATAGTCACAATTCTTCTTGTTCTTTGACCTGTAACTCCGGCAAGATAGATTCCTTCACTGCTTACAACTTGTACGGGAGGTATTGTCACAATAACACTCTGTTGTAAGCTTCCCAAACTATCCATCAACCGTACTATTTCTTTATGAAAGGGATCACCACCATTACCTATACTCTTTATGATAGCACCACCACCACGGAAACCACCACCAACAATAGTTCCCCCTGTACCGCCCCTTGCAGGAGCACCAAACAGTTGAAAGATGCTTCCAAATCCAAATTGAAGAGAGTTGCGGAAAAGTATCCATTTTATCTGTTCAGATATGACATCAATAAATGCCTTTAGCAACGATTGCCATATCTTCTTAATTCTCTCCGCACCTGTCATTTCCAAGTCAACAACTGTGTCAATCATTGTATCCCATGCTTGTTCAACCACACGGATACTCTTAATGACAAGTTCATTCTTTTCAGCCCATAATTTCACACGGGCTTCGGCAAGTTGTGACTCTCCAGAGATGATTTGTGAGTGCAACTCAAAGTATTCTTCAGTGTCCTTTCCGCCTTCTTCTATCATTTTCTGTAAACCTGTTTTCCATCTCTCAAGCAGTGTTTCGAGAGCTTTAACTTGGTTTTCAGAGTACATCTTAATATGCTTTTCTTCAAGGTTATTTATTCTATCAAGAACAGCTATCCGATCTGCTTCATAAGTGTCATAAAGATTTTTTTCATCTTCATTGCTTGTATCCAAGAGAAGCATTTTCTGTTCGTAGAAGTTTGCCAGATTGCGTAACCCTGTCAAGTTAGCACGGGATGTTATTTTCAATAAAGATTCCTGTCTCGCCATTTCTTTGAGTTCAGATTCTCGAAGAATACGAGTTCCCTCTTTTTTATCATAGTCTGCAATCTTCTTTCTTATCTCTTGGTACTCTTGTGTTTTCTGTAACCCAAGTGATGCCATTTGGGATAGAAAGTTTCCGTATTCTACCAGTTCCCTTTGAAGACGTGCTTTCTCTTTTCCCAATTCAGTATCAGCAAGAGATTCATTCAAACGCTCAATACGCACTGCGGCTTCTTTAAGAGTATCCTCTCTACGTTTGATAATGTCTCTACCTTCAGGAAGATCACCCTCTCCCTCGCCACGGAGCAATCCCTCTGCTTTAATTCTGTCAATCTCTTTTTGTGTTTTCAATCGTTTTTCTTCAATTGAATAAAGAGAGAGTGCTTGATCAAAAGCGTCTGTGTACCAACCCCGTAGTTCTTCAAAACCGGAAGCATCTGCTCCTGCATTCACAAGATCAGTTATTGTTTCTGAAAGTTTCTTTGACTCCGTATTAAAGGTCGTTGTTACTTCCTTGAACTGATCTGCCAGTGGATCACCAAATTTGGCTTTCTCAAAGAGTCCTTCAACTTTCTTCTGGAAAGCAACGAGTTCACCAAACGGTTGCCCTACAGAGTCTACAAAAGCAGTTGCATCATGTTTAAGTTTGAGAGTTTGAGACTTGAGATTTTCGGCTGTCTTGTTGAGTTCTGAATTTAGTCGGGCAATTGTCAGTTCAGCAATACGAGCGTTTTCCATAGGTTCTACTTCATTGAAGTGATCAAAAGCATCCTTCAAGTTTGTAATTCCTGTAACAAGGTCTGGAGTGGTGCTCTGTAACTGGTCAAAAATCTTCTGGAGGTCTTCTGTTGTGTCTGCCGTAATCCCTTGTGTCTTAGCAAGAGCGAGAAAGTCCTGCATTAGGAACACTGCTTGAGTACGAAGTGATAAATATTCGTAAGCAGTCTTAACAGCATCCCCCTGAAGTTGTTTCTGTGCCCAATCGGATTCACTCGATGCTTCAGTTAGATCGTTTGTAGCAGTTACAAGCAAACCCACAGCAGAGGCTACGGCAAGAATAATTCCAATAGGCCCAAGAATCTTTGTCCATGCAACACTTGCTATGAAGCCAGCTTTTGCAAAGGCTACAGTTAACACACCGAGAAGTCCGATCATGATCTGTAGAACTACGGGAAATTTTGCAGTAAGGAAGCCCAAAGCTGTTCCAAGACTTCCTGCCCATTGTACAGCAACTTTCATGGTCACTGCAAATTTACCAAGTGTTGCTCTCCCCATTGTCATTACCTGTATGAAACGAGGAATTGTGGCAACGCCTGCACCAACAAACATTCCCATCATCTTTCCAAACCACGCAACGACAAACTTAACAGCCCATCCAAATTTCAAGAGTATCCATGCTTGAAACATTGTTGACAACCAACCACGATTACGGACAACCCATTCCCCCATAGCAATGAGAGTGTTGAAGAGATTCAAAGCCGCATTTGCTACTCCTCTGAAGACCTCTTTCAATTCTTCACTGTCTTTTCCTACAGTGAGAAAATCTGTCATCTTCAAAACAATGTTGGAAAACAACTCTTGAAATTGTCTTCCCATAGATACTTTGAACTCTTCTGTCACACGAATAAGTGAAAGCATCTGCTTATGAGGTTTCGTCATTGCTGTTTCGTAAGTACCTTGCAAACGAGCACCGATCTTCAACACCTCGTTTAAAGCTACTTGTTGCTTTACACTTTGCGCCATGTCATCATAGGAGATGCCCATTTGTCGGGCTTGCTTTCTATAGGCGACTTCCAAGTTTGAAATGATTCCATAGGTACGCAACACTTCTGGTTGGAGTGTAATGATACCATGAACAATTCCGGCCAATGCTTCTTGAGTAGAGAAACCCATGATAACTCCAGCATCACGGGCAACCATTGCAACTTCGGCAACTTTATCTAACTGCAACCCTGCTTGAATGAACTTGGTTACAGAGAGATTGGCTTGCTGAGTTGTGATATTTAAAGCTTTTATTTCATTGACAAACCTTCTAATCTGTTCTGAAGTATAGCCAGCAGTTCGACCCATGTTTTCTGAAACGACTTCCAGAACTTCAACACGTCCTGCCAGCTTTGTGATCTCTTCAAAGAAAGCAATTGCTTTGTAAGTTGATAAGCCAATACCTAATGCCGCACCAATTTCAACAAATGCACCTTTTAAGCGCATTGCTCCACGGTTGACTTCTGCCATCGAGTCTACGACATCTTTAAAATCCTGTCGAAGATAACGGGCAGTTTGTCTTGTAGATTGCCGAGCTTCACGAAGACTTCCAATAAAGAGTTGTAAGTTTCCTACAAGCTCGATTTCTACTTTTTTAACGACATTGCTTTCAGTATCGGCCATTATTCAGGAGCTTTCTCTGTTGTTACTTTTATACCTGTTGCATGAATGAATCGAAGGAATTTGTCATCAATACTCTCTTCAGCATCTTTCTTAGCATCCTTCACTTGTGATTGTACAGAGTACTTCTTGGCAAGATCACCAAGTTCCTCAAAAGAGTTTTCCAACTCATGAAGACCATCTCCCTCTGCACCCGCAACTCTTGCTTGAAAGAGTTTATCAGCGACATCCCTCTGGGCTTCACGTATCTTACGCACTTGTGTTTGATACGATAGGCGCACTACATCAACAACAATGTATTCCCAACGAAGTTCCATGAATTTCAGAGGATCACCCTCCGAAAGTTCCAATATTAAGTCTGTGAAGGATGTGTCTCGTCTTGATGAGTCTGCTCCTGAGGCTGTTGTGTCATCTCTGTCCTCTGACTCTGGAAGCTGTCGCTTGCTTTTCTCGCAATTGATCCAATCTCGTTCAAGCCGTTGCAGGTAAAAAAATCTGTAATCACCTTGACACCTGTAAGCAGTGGGCACTCATCCCGAATGTCACCTTCAATTTCCTGCAAGTTACGATCACGAGACTTCTGTCCTTCAGGAATCAGTACAACAGCCAGTGCCGTAGAGAGTATTCCTTCTCTCAAGAGTTGCACCAACGTATCTTTCCACTGTTGCGGAGTATAAGATTTAAACTTGCTGAACTCAAACAAAGGGATAGGCAACTTTTCTACGGCACTTGCGAGTTGTTCAATTTGTCCGATCACCAACGGTTTCTGGTGGTATGTTTTACCACCAAACTCATAGGTGAAACCTTGTGTTGTTGCGCTTGACATTGTTCTAACGAAACTCCTCTTTAATTTCTTTTATTAAATCTGTCGAACGATTTCACCACAAGCATCATTCGTGGAACTCACCGGGAAAGCTTTGAAATCAATGTCGAACTGCCGGACATCTTTCTTCTGATAAGGAAGAGAAAGTCCCTGAGCAGTACAACGATAGATTTTCACAATCCAGTTCTTTGTGATGTCGGAAGCACGACTTACGGTGTACGTCAAATAACAGAAAACGGGATTTTTCTTTCCACCAAAGACGATACGCTCTTGCACTCCCGGTGTTGAGAGCAGTTGCGTTGCGTCATCGGGGTTCAAACCGACAGCCAGTGCAAGAGAACGCATGTTCTGTTCACGAACTGTGATTTTGAAACCTCCTTCTTCACCAGTTTGGAAAACGGTAACTGGCCCCATCGTTTGATCAATCTCGACAGGTTCTTGTTCTTGTCGGTATGTGAGTTCTGCACCCAATGTACCTCCAACATCTGTTCCGGGAGGGGTTACAGTGCTACCATTGTAGACTGCAATTTGGAGACTCCCTGCTCCGATTTCAAGGTTTGCAACTACATAAGCCAAAGTGATTTCTCCTTACTCGTTGATAGTGGTTAACGCAATATTAACTGCAAACATCGGTTGTCCTGCCGCACTTAATCCTTCATAAGCGGGAACTCCTATTGCGGTGATAATTAGTTTGTAGTTTCCCAAACTGTAATAGTTTGCGGCAATCACAGTGTCTTTTACTGCTTCAAACAAGAGATTTGCCGCAATCAGTCCTTGCTCCTCATCTGCCGCTTGTAAAGTGAATTTATAATAAATGTCTTTCTGTGTTTCATCTTTACTTATAGAAGGCGCAAGAGGAGTCACAGAAATTGAAAAGACAGCCTGATCCGCACTTGCAGGAAGATTGTAGATGTACACTCTCAAAGAGGGGTAAGCAAAAGCCATTGTGACCTCTACGAACTTCTTCATTACATATTCCATTCCATGTACTACGGACATCTTCTATCTCCTAAAAGTGCGATCCAAAAATGAAAAGTAACGTGATTGATTGTCATCCCATGCACGTGTGAGATAATACTTTCCAACACGTCCTTTAAACTTCCCCCCGGAATTTGCCCGTAATGATCGTGGACCTAATTTTGTCCATCTATCACTTTGGTGAATATATCTTGCGTAGGGTGTTGCAAAGCCTACAACGAATTTAAAAGTACTTGATGTCTTTGCTTGTTGCATTGCTCGAATAGCAACAGTTGTTGGGTTTTCTTTTTTCCCCACATACACACGCCCTGCACGAAGTTTTCCTGATTTGGTTGGCCCACTTTTAATTGCGTTTGAAAGTTCCATTGCTACTACTTCTTGGTCTTCCAAACGCACATTTCCCGTAGACCTCAATAACCCTGTTTTGATGTTTGCGCGACCAACAGCTTCACGGAGGAGGTCTTCAGAAATCATGTAAATTACTTGTGCAAAACCTCCCATGATAACACTCTGTACAACAGGCTCTATTTGAAAATCCCCTGTGTCAGTTGTACGAACAACGAATCGTGCTCCTTGTACAGGCATTAGTCACCCGGAACAGGTGTTACTTGTTGTGCCGCAACACACTGAAGTTTTTGTACCCCTGTGATTCCTCCTAACAAGTCTCCTTGATCTTTTGCAACAACACGTAATGTTGCAATACGTGTTGGAACACTGTCAAGTCCATAGAGTTCAAGTAAACTGTCAGCGTCAACAACAACTGTACTCTCACAGGATATAATATACCCTCTTTGACGACCTGTTTCAGTACCTTCAACCATCACATTCCCTTGTGCATACCGACATTTATAGAGTGTTCCTGTAGTAGGAGCAGTCGTTACTTTAGGGCGGCCAAAGTCATTTGTTTGTGCGCTTCCCTGCACGTACACACGAAATTGTGCGTTTGCGTAAGCTTCTATAATGCTCATGCCGCTCTCTTAATCAGTTTGTCTTTAGTGTCTTTAAAAGGCCATGTAGCAGGATCAATCTTCACACGCTGTAATTCTTCTTCACTTGCAAGAGCAACAATAAATCCGTTTTCTACATGTAGACAGTGTGGGTGTATTGGACAACCGCCATTAGGAAGTATCTTAATAGAAGGGTAATCTGGGTGTTTTCCATCCAATGAAAAAACTTTTCCCTCAATGTACTTACACATCTTACAAGTAGTGTTGTGCTCACTTATCACAACCAACTGAACATTATTTGCCTGCAACCGCATTTCAGTTCCCCGACTGTAGGCAACACGGAGATGTGTTCTTGCCAACAAATCAGCATACTTGTTTAGTGGAAGTGTTTTGTTCCCTACTTGAATGTATCCACCAATTGCTTTTGCAACGATCCGTTGCTGTATTCTCTTACTTGTGATTGCTGTATCATTTCCCAAAGCCACAGATATTGCTATTTCTTCAAGTACTGCTCTCTGTTCAGGTGTTGCCAGTTGAACTCTCCTAACAAAACTCAATAGTGACCTGTCCAGTTGTGCAGTTACTTTATTCATCTCCTGTTTGACTGTAGCGATCACTCCTGCAATTGCCTGTTCGTGAAGCTGTGTAAAGGAGTCATCTACAGTAAGAAAACCAAGTGACTTCAAACTTAGAAACCCGTGGTCATCCCCATACTGTAACATCAGTGGAATATTTTCTTTTAACCACTTATCTGCTTGTGTATCTGCCAAGTGAAGCCAATAATGATATTGACGATATAATTTTATCGCTCGTTCTTTTCCTCCGGGAGTTCCCACAGCATACATCTGTTGTATTTGTCGTAAGATGTCATGGTAGAAACTTACGAACTCAACAGCAGTCGCCGCAACATTATTTGGGTCAAGAGGATTAGGCACGGATCACTTGTACTTCACTGTTAACGAATTTTCTTAACTTCGCAAGTGCTTCTTCTGCCAAGAAGTAAAAAGGACTTGCGCCATCACCTGAAAATGTTTCTGTTAACCCCGGTACAGAGAAGGAAGCAACACCTTCTTTTTGCAAACGGATGTGGTCAACAACTTGTGACAAACGCGGATTGGTTGCCAAAATGTGATTTGCTTGAATAGCACATGCCTCTGCAATTTCAGGAGGAATTATCAGAACTCCAGAACTGTTATAGCTGTATGGAAGAATACGATTAGTTGACCCCTCCTCATCTGCCGCAAACCACGTTTCCCAATAGTTTGTTGATTTCCTCGGCCACTTCAACTTTTGGTAATCAGTAGCACCCACAACACTCGTATTCATTTTCAAACCCATGAACTCTAAACGATCAATTGCACGAGTAGCCAGAACCAATGCAACCTTTTTTTCATCATCAGTTTTGGATGCCCAAATAGCACCAAGATCAGCCCAATACGTGTTCGCATCGGCTAATGTGATGTAAGAGTTGGAACTGCTACCTCCAGCAGTTGCATCAATCGTTATTGCCACGTGTTGTCTCCTGTTCCTTTAACCAGACTTTTCTTTTGTTGTAGTAAGTCCAACATTCGTCTGCGTCATCTCGTGTGAAGGCACTGTATCCTTGTGTGCCTTGTGCTATAATCCAGATTTCCTCTGCATCTTCCACATCGTCATTTGCACGTCTAAGAAGTTCGTCAAAGGGCGGGTAGTAGACAAAAGACGGAGGTTCTGGTGCAATTGGTTCTTCATTGGTGTTTGCAAACATTGCAGGATGTACAACACCCGGTTTTAATATTGTACAACCACTCCCCTCCAAAATACGAAGAAGGTCTTTTTCATCTTCTGGAATTTCTTTAATCACTCCAGCAGAATTTAACACTTTCAACATTTTTGGTTTAGAATCTGTAGTAGTCGGGCACATACTTTTGAAACTCCTCTTTATCCCAACGTGTATTACCGATCTGTCCATACTTCTCTAAGCCCTCAAACATACTAACGACCATCTCTACGGTGATGTCGTTCATGCAACCTGTTGCCGCACCAGAGAATCCATATTGATCACAGTAGAATCCTCTGTGCTCTTTACTGTGGTAGCAAGGGCGTTTACAGAGATCAGGACGTATTACTTGAACTGCGTGTCCATTGATATAATGTTTCTCAAGTAACAAGTACCCACTTGTCTTTCCAAACAATCCAATGGTAGTGACCCCTTGTGAAGCGGCCAGAAATATCGGGCCTGTATCCGGGCCAATGATAGCGTCTGTCCATGCAAGGTAACGAGTCACTTCAGGCATAGACTTCTTTACAATGGCGGGAACACCTTCAAAACTGAACTCAAGATCACTTGTGTAGACGAAATACCCTTTTTTCTGCAAGACTTTGATAACTTCCAACCAACCATCAAAATGCCAATCCTTAAAACGATCAATTGAACGTAAGCAAATACAGACAACCTTTTGCTTCTTTGGAAACGGATTTTCCCCTCTTTCCTTGAATCTGAGAATCGGGGGTCGCACAGGACGGTTGACTTCACACGCTTCATGAAAAATCTCTACCCTTGATTTAAAAGGTTTGAATTTTGTACCTACTTCATGATCATCGCAAGGGCAGAGAAGATTTATGTGTTCCCTCGAATTAACAATAGCGTGAGTTAAGAAATTGAAGGTCTTTCCAAAGTGCTCATCAAGATTCTCGCTACTCACAACTTCAACACCATATTGTTTGAGTTGTTCTAACATGAAGTGATGAACAGAGGGGAAACTGAGAATAATACGGGATTGCGGCCCATACTGTTCCTTAAACTCGAAAATCTTATCCTCTATTGCAGACAAGAGATGGATAACATCTCCATAACCCCCACCAATTCTCTCAATCCATAGTTGCGGAGGATCAGGGCTTTTGAAATTATGAACGTGTGCCGTGGGAATTATTTGTTTTCCATCGAACCAGTCAGGCAGGATGTCATGCCAATTCCACGGTACAGGAACACGCTGACCATGCTCGTTGATAACACTTGTTACAGCCAAAACGAAACTCCTACTTATTAAAACTGTAACTTAGACGTGGGCAGGGGTAGCTCCAAAATATCTACTCTACCCCTGCCCACTGAAAGCTCTTAGTTGTTGGTTTGAATGTCAATCAACGGAGCTTTGTAGATCGTTTGATCTGTCGGGTGATGAACGACCTTCACACCGTACAGAACGTCCACGGTAATCTTTGTAGCGAGGTAATCGTTGTCGTAAGAGTACAACAGACGGAAACCTACGCCGTCCATTTCCATATAGATTCCCTTTGTGCCGGAATCGGCGGGAGGAAGAGGAAGTGGACGAGTGACAAACAGAATACCGTCACGATGGAACATCAGGTTGTGGACTGCACCACCAGACCCGACAAGATTCCAAATGCGAGGGTCTTCGTAAACACGGAAGCCGTGAATCATACCGATCTGTCCGGTACGGATCGCAACGCTGGAACCGAGTTTGTCATTGGCTGTGAACCTGTCCACCTTCAGCATGTCCTCAAAGTCAGGAACAACGATATGACGATCCTCGTAAGGAACTTCCATCATATTGAGTTTCCGGCGACCTGAGAGAATCAATGCTTCAGTCATGGCAGTTGCACCTGTTCCAACAGTCATCGAAGTTCCGACATTTGCGTATTGAGCGGTCAATACGCTGTCAACATCGTTTGCAAGAGCAATTGCGGCTTTCCGCATGTACCCATCTACGATGTCCAACTTCGCTTGTGCTCCGAGCACGTCTTCCACAAGGAAAGTTGCTTCCTTATGGTAGCTCAACGTAACCGGAACTTTCTTACCCTGTGCAGTCTGCTTGGTCACAGGCGTGTCCGGCAATTTGGTGTTCGCCACAAGGTTGTTGAAAATCTGAACATTGACGGTATCGCCCAGGTTCTGAATTTCTTGCTTGTAGTCCTGATTCACCAATCCGGCCATAATCGCATTCTGGTGAAAGAACGCGAGTGCCCGTGAAGCCCACAGTGTAGGAATAAAGTCACTATGGGAGTCAGCCTGTGTGTTCAGGGTGTAACTGGAAAGCGGAGCATGCTCTCCAATGAACCACAGTTTGTTTTTCAAGATAGTCTTCCTTAGTTTGTTGTGATAATGCTAACTTGTTACTGACACCCTTAGAAACAGAGGTTAGTCTTTCTGTGCTAAGATTCTTCCATAGTCACCAGAAGCTAACAACTCAGAAACCTTCTCGGTGTTGCTATTCACCCAACGTGCATCCATCAGTTGCGCTTTGGTGATAACCACACCTGCCTTGTCAAGAATCTCTCCTTGCTTGGAACTCTGAGTTCCCGGAACAACTTGAGACTTCTTCAAGTTCGGGTTGCTCTTGAGGAAGTGAGTCATGCCATCTTTTACGGGAACCAGTTTGGCTTTCCCGTCCTCACCAACAATGCTGACACGAGGTTCATACTTTGTTGGTTTCCCATCCTCTTGAATGGGATGTGCTACCGTAATGGATTTCATCATGGCAACAACCTGAGAAGGCATAAAAGCATCCTGTGCGACAGCTTCAGAGGTCAAGGCATTTTCAAGAAGCGTGTTTTCAAACTGTGCTTTCCAGTTTGCCGATTCAGCTTGTGCCGTCGTTAAAGCTGTCTTGTGTGTTTCTTGCACTTCTTGCAAGTCACGAGCATGTTTCTGTTCAGCAGTCATTGTTGCGTCTTCCAACTCACGTTTCTTCGTTTTCAGAGCTTCCAATTCCTGCTTTGTAAGGGTAGCCGACTGTTCTTGTTGAGTGAGTTTTGTTAACACACCCTGATACTCAGTTTTGAGATTGGCCAATTCTTCCTGAGTTTTGTCTTCCGCACCTTTCGCTTTCCCAAAGCCTGCATTAAAAATTTGCTGATCCCGTGTATTCAACTTATTGATGTCAAATGGCGCGTTGTTATCTGGTGCAGGAGCAGGAGCAGTATCCAAGTATGGAAAAGCTCCGGGACTGAAAGGTGTTTGCTTTTTCTTGTTCACCAATTCCTGTTACCTCAGTTTAAGGGTAAACACCGTTTACCTGTGAATAGATTATGAAGCAATTGCGCCGTTTAATCGAGGACTACAGGCACGTACCCCGGCTCGACTTCACGGCATGCTTCAACGAACTCGTTGAGAATGGCATCGTCGTATTGCGTTTCGGAAGCGTTCACAGCCTGTCGAAGCTTCCACTCCAGATTGAGGATCAGGCGAGCGGAGACACGCACGTATGCGTGAGCTTCATGTTCTGTGAGTCCTGCCGCAAATGACAAGAGAGTTGAGAACTGACTGAGAATCAACATCACAACGGGGTTTTTTCCGTTTTCTTTGGTAAGAATGGTTCCTACCATGCCGCCTAATTTAC